GATGATGATGAAGAAGATGATGACGATGATAAAGACGAAGATGATGATGATGAAATGGATGAGGCTATGGATGTGACACCCCCACAAGATGGAGTTGACTTGGATGCAGGTGGAATAAAAGGTCCAGTTGCAAAAAAGAGAAAAGGCGACAAAGCTGGGAGTGAATCAGGTGGTGCAGTAAAAGAAACAGCCCTTCCTAGAACTAAGGCAGCAGCAATGGCCGCAGTTTATGAGAAGCTCGGAAAAATGAGAAAAGCAGATATGCTATCTCAATACGAAAGCATTCTTAAATCTTTGGATGTCGAAAAGATTGACGAAGTAAAAGAGCAAAAAGTTGATGTCAGCGATGATGTTGATGCTCTTGTTGAGGGTGAAGAGCTTTCCGAAGAATTCAAAGAGAAGGCAGCTACAATTTTTGAAGCAGCTGTTCAAGCAAAAGTTAATTCTGAGGTATTAAAGAGACACCAAGAACTTGAAGAAGAAAATGAAAAACTTGTTCAAGAACAGGTATCTGAGTATAAACAAGAAATGGTTGATCAAATTGACAAATACATCAACTACGTCTCAGAGCAATGGTTGTCAGAGAACAAACTTGCTATTGAACAAGGTGTAAGAACCGAAATTACAGAAGGATTCATCACAGGTATGAAGAATCTTTTCGAAGAACATTATATCACAATCCCAGAAGATAAAGTGGATGTGGTAGATGATTTATTTGCGAAAGTCGAGGATCTTGAAAAACAACTCAATGAAGAAATTCAAAAGAGTGTTGATCTTAACAAAGAAGTACTTCAGTATAAGAAGGAAAGAATTGTAGGTGATTTGACTTCGAATTTATCTAACACTCAAGCTGAAAAAGTAAAAGATTTGGCTGAAGGTGTAGAAGCTGAAGATGTTGAGACTTTTGAAAAGAAGGTTGAGACAATCAAAGAAAATTATTTTCCAACAAATACTTCTAAAGCTACACAAATTGCTGAGGAAGTAGAGCCGGAAAATGAAGTATCTGAAGAAGATACTACTACTGAAGACCATGGTGACATGAACAAATATATGTCAGCAATTAGTCGACAAGTAAAATAGTTTTTTAAGAATACATCATAGGAGATTAAGATGTTTTTATCAGAAGGAATGCAAAAGAAGTGGGCTCCAGTTCTTGATCATCCCGATCTTCCAAAAATCAAGGATAATTACAGAAGAGCAGTAACAGCTGTTCTTTTGGAAAACCAAGAAAAAGCAGTAATGGAAGATGGTCGAACAAATTTGTTCGAAGCTGCTCCTGCGAACCAAACTGGCTCAAGTATTGATAATTACGATCCAGTTTTGATTTCTCTTGTTCGTAGAGCAATGCCACAATTGATCGCTTACGACGTTTGTGGTGTTCAGCCAATGACAGGACCTACTGGTCTCATTTTTGCAATGAAATCCCGTTATAGTACTCAAGGTGGTACAGAAGCTCTCTTTAATGAAGCAGACACCGATTTTAGTGGTGCAGGAACACATTCAGCTAATGGTAACCCAGCAGCTGCCGCTTCATCCTCAACAGCCTATACAGCTGGTGCAGGTATGGCAACAGCCACTGGTGAAGCTCTTGGTGATTCCGCAGCTAATGCTTTCGCTGAAATGGCCTTCTCAATCGATAAGGTAACTGTTACAGCAAAGACACGTGCTCTTAAAGGTGAGTACACAATGGAAATGGCTCAGGATCTTAAAGCTATCCACGGTTTGGATGCTGAAACAGAGCTTTCCAACATTCTTAGTTCTGAAGTACTTTCTGAAATTAACAGAGAAGTTATCAGAACAATTTACAACAATGCTAAAACTGGTGCACAAACAAACACCGCTTCCGCTGGTACATTCGACATGGATGTAGACTCCAACGGTAGATGGATGGTTGAGAAGTTCAAAGGTTTGATGTTCCAAATTGAGCGTGAAGCCAATCAAATTGGTAAAGAAACCAGAAGAGGAAAAGGTAACATCATCATGACCTCTTCAGACATTGCT